ATCGAGGATGCCTTCGTGAAGGGCCGTCTGATGATCGTGGAGGGCGCAAACTATCTGGTGCCTGTGGCCTTTGGTGCGACCGGTGCGATCACCGTTGTGACCGGTGAGACCGTGAAAACCCAGGCATGGGCTGCTTCTGCCGAAAAGTAAGCAGAAAATTCAAAATGGAGTGAAAGTGCTATGAGCAAGTGGTTTGGGAAGCTTGGTTTCGTGGAGACCAAGGAGACAGAGCCGAGTGTTTACTCGGAAATCGTGACAGAGCGTGACTGTTACGGCGACCTGACACGGAACATGCGCAGGTTACAGTCCGGCGACAAGGTGAACGATGATATCAGCCTTGCGAACACGTTAAGTGTCATCGCTGACCCGTATGTTCAGGAGCACTTTTGCAATCTCCGGTATGTGACGCTTTACGGCGGAAAATGGAAGGTGACGGACGCGAGCGTGGAGTACCCGCGCATCGTGCTGACGCTGGGAGGGTTATGGCATGGCAACGAAACTTAGTGAAAGACGCTCCGGGCTGGATGCGCTTTTGCGCAGCATCGTGAAACAGCGGTGCGGCAGTGAAAACGTGTACTACCAGCCGCCTGCAAACCTGCGGATGAAATACCCTTGTATCTGCTACAGGCTGGAAAAGATCCGCAGCCCGAAGGCTGACGACCGCGTATACCGCCAGACCTTCCATTATTCTGTTACCGTGATTGACACGAAACCGGACAGCGAAATGACGGCGGCCATGGGTTTGCTTGCAAAGGCTTCTCATGACCGCCATTTTATTTCGGACAACTTATACCACGACGTATTCAGCGTGTGGTACTGATACCTATTTATAAAGGAGGACAAAACCTATGGCAAGAGCAAAATGGGATGTAGACGGCACCCGCAAGTTCCATGCCGGTGTTTCCCACGGTATGGTATACCCCAAGGCAGACGAAGGCACGGCTAATGGCGCTGCATGGAATGGCCTGACCGGCGTGACCGAGAGCCCCAGCGGCGCAGAACCCACTGACCTGTGGGCCGACAACATGAAGTATGCCCGCCTGATCTCTGGCGAGGACTACGACTTTACTATTGAGGCCTACATGTATCCGGAGGAGTTTGAGCCCTGCGACGGTCTGGCTGCCCCGGTGAAGGGCATCCGCATCGGTCAGCAGAAGCGCAAGGCCTTCGGCTTCAGCTGGCAGACCAAGGTGGGCACCGACGAGGATGCCGACAAGGGCTATATCATCCATGTGGTGTGGAATGCGACCGCACAGCCCAGTGAGAAGAGCCACGAGACCATGAACGACAGCCCGGATGCCGAGACCTTCAGCTGGGAGTGCGACACCGTGCCCGTGAACGTGACCGGCTATAAGGATGTCGCCGTGATGGAGTTTGACAGCACTGTGCTGACGGCTGCCCAGATGAAGGCTGTGGAAGACCTGCTGTATGGCACCGACAGCGATGATGCAAAGCTTCCCACCCCGGACGAGCTGATTGCTGCAGTAAAGGCTGCTGTGTAAAAACACCCTCTCAGCGCGCAGTCCGGCGTTTGCCGGCGCTGCTTGCAGCTCTCCCGAAGGGGCGAGCTTTGTTGAGAGGAAAAAATCAAAATGAACCGATAAGGAGAGATTAAGATGCTGAAAAAGACCATTTCCTATACCGACTATGACGGCAACCAGCGCACCGAGGACTTCTACTTCAACCTGTCCATGGCCGAATTGACAGAGATGCAGATGGGCGTGGAAGGCGGTATGAGGGGCTACATCCAGCGCATTATGGCAGCCAATGACCAGACTGCGCTGATGAAACTGTTCAAGGACGTTCTGCTGCTGACCTACGGTAAGAAGAGCGACGATGGCCGTCTGTTCCTCAAGAATGATGCCATTCGTGCAGAATTCGAGGCAAGTCCGGCTTTCAGCGCAATTTACATGGAGCTGATGTCCGATGCGCAGAAGGCGGCAAATTTCATCAATGGCCTGATGCCTGCTGACCTGCGCAATCAGAACCCGGCTATGGAGATGGCCGCAACCGCAAGCGCTGCGCCTGCACTGAGCGTGGTATCGGAACAGGGCTGATAAGCTCTGATATTTTGCCGCTTTGGCGGAGAGAGGCTGCGCCGGGAAATTTCCGGGCAGTCTTTATTTTTTTACTCCTTCAGGCGCTGACGCGCCAGCCCCTCTAAGAGGGAGCCTTTTAAAGGAGCACATTTAAGAGTACAGGGAGAGTGAAAGAATGCTGGAGCTGCATATTCCCGGTGGAGAACGCTGGGATGAACGAATCAACCAGTTTGCATACGATAAACCGGTGGCGCTTCGACTGGAGTACAGTCTGCTCTCCCTGTCTAAATGGGAAAGCAAGTGGCACAAGCCGTACTTGGACGAAAACGTGAAGAAAACACGCGAAGAAACGCTTGATTTCGTCCGATGCATGACTCTGACAAAGGGCGTGGACCCGACCGTATACACAAGACTGCGGCGGGAAGACTGGCTGGCCATTCAACGATATATGAGCGACCCGATGACGGCCGCGACCTTTAAAGACCGCAAAGGCGGCAAGAAGCGCGCACGCTACCAGACGGCAGACCTGTTTTATGCCGCCATGGCAAGCTACGGCATCCCATTCGAGTGCGAAAAGTGGCACCTGAACAGGCTTTTGGCACTGATCCGGGCCTGCGGTGAAGAGAACCTGCCGCCCGAGAAGATGGGCAGACACGAGCAGGCGGCGCATATCCGGGCACTGAATGCACAGCGCAGGGCGAAGTTTCACTCGAGGGGGTAAGAGCTTTTGAGCAAGGTAATTGAGATCCGGCAGAAAGGCAACTTTAAGAAAAGCCTGACCTTTTTCAGCCACATCAAGAGCTGGAGCGTGCGACCAATCCTTGAGAAATACGGAAAGCTGGGTGTAGAGCGGCTTGCAGATGCCACCCCGAAAGCCACCGGAAAGACGGCGGCAAGCTGGAGCTACGAAATCAAAATGGACAAGAGCGGGGCTACGCTGTGCTGGAAGAACAGCAACATTGTGGACGGAGTGCCCATTGCAGTGATCTTACAATACGGACATGGCACAAGAAACGGAGCCTATGTGCAGGGGGTAGATTACATTAACCCTGCCTTGGCTCCGATTTTTTCTGCTCTGGCCGATGAATTGTGGAAGGAGGTGCGAAATCTTTGAGTAAAGAAGTAGATGAACGCGTCGTAGAGATGCGGTTCAACAACGCATTGTTTGAAAACAAAGTTCAGCAGACAATGCGAAGCTTGACGGCACTTAACGAAAAACTGATGTTCAAAGGAGCGGAAAAAGGCTTTGAGAAAGTCTCAGATGCATCAGAAAAGGTAAAATTCAATGCTTTGCTGAATGCTCTTGATAATCTGAGCCAAAAATTCTCGGCTGTCGAGGTGATTGGCGTAACCGCGCTGATGCGGATTACAAATCAGGCAGTTGATGCTGGTGAACGGCTTGTCAAAGCATTATCGCTTGATCCTATTATCAGTGGCTTTCAGGAGTATGAAACACAGATCAATGCAGTTCAGACGATTCTGGCCAATACATCAAGCAAAGGCACTACGTTGGACCAAGTCAATGCTGCACTGGATGAGCTGAATCACTATGCTGACCTGACGATTTACAATTTTACGGAAATGACCCGTAACATTGGTACGTTTACAGCGGCAGGCGTTGATTTGAATACTTCCGTTTCAGCTATTAAGGGTATTGCAAACCTTGCAGCTGTATCTGGCTCGACCAGCCAGCAGGCTAGTACAGCCATGTATCAGCTCTCACAGGCACTCGCATCCGGTACTGTGAAATTACAGGATTGGAACTCCGTAGTCAATGCTGGTATGGGCGGTCAGGTGTTTCAAGATGCCTTGAAAGAAACCGCTCGTGTGCATGGTATTGCCATTGATAGCATGATAAAAAAGGAAGGTTCCTTCCGTGAGACCTTATCCAAGGGATGGCTGACTTCGTCTATTCTGACTGAAACTCTTCAGAAGTTCACTGGCGATCTCAATGAGGAAACCTTGAAGTCCATTGGATACACCGATGAGCAGATAAAGAAAATCATGGAGATGGGCAAGACTGCAAATGACGCTGCAACAAAAGTCAAAACGTTCAGTCAGCTGAAAGATACTTTGACCGAAGCGCTGCAGTCTGGATGGACTCAGACTTGGCAAACGATTATTGGTGACTTTGAAGAGGCGAAAGAACTTTTCACAAGATTCAGTGACGTCTTTTCAGATCTTATAAACAAATCGTCTGAAGCCCGTAATACCGTGTTGGCCGGAGGCCTGAATACCGGTTGGCAGCAGTTGAGCACCGCACTGGGAGACAGTGCTGACTTTTATAGTCAGATGCTGGAAAAGGTCATGCTTGCAAATGGTTCAATCAGTCAAAAACAGATTGATGATGCCGGAAGTTTTGTCAAGGCTTTGCAGCAGGGAGGTGTTTCCGCTGAGCAGCTTCAAAATGGGTTGAAAGAATCGTACAAGCAGCTTTCAGTACTGGGAGCTTTGAATGACGATGCTTTAAAAGCCAAAAAACTCGATCCTGCTCAGGTGAGGTCTCTGGCAAAGAGCTTTGAGGAAGTTAACCAGAAGGTTGCAGACGGTAGCCTGGATCTTGATATTTACTCCAAGAAAATCGGTGAGCTCTCCGGTCGGGAGCATCTGATCGAGTCCATTTGGAATGTTTTTGAGGCACTTGAAAAAGTTGTGGAGCCGGTAGCACGTGCCTGGCAGAAGATATTCTCGCCCATCACGGCCGATCAGATCTACAACATCGCAAAGTCAATTGACGAGTTTACTGCAAAGCTCAGCATCAGTGACGAGACAGCCGATAAAATCGAACGAACATTCAGTGGTATTTTTGCTGTGCTGAATGTTTGGAAAAATGTGCTTTTAACCGTTGGTAAGGTTCTGGGGGAGGTATTCAATGCTGTATCTCCACTTGCTGGCGGCTTTTTAAGTATTACCGCGTCATTGGGCGATTGCTTGGTTGAGATGGCCAATGCGGTCAATAACTCTAAGACGTTTAAGACGACACTGGATGGTATTCACTGGATTATCGGAAAGGTGTCTGAAGGGATGCAGACCTTTGCAGGGGTACTGACTGATGTATCGAATAACGTCTCTGTCGTGTTCGACCCGTTAAAGACCCTTGGCGAGTGGTTTGAAAATTTTATTTCTTTCATCACACCAAAGCTGAAATGGCTTGCTGATAAAATCGGGGAGATTTTTGAAGAACTGGGAAGCGGTGCATCCGGTGCTTTTGGCAATCTGAATGGCAATGCACTTTGGGGTTTTGCGAATGCTGGAATGATTGCCGGGCTCATTGCAGGCATTAAGGGCTTTCTGGAAGCTTTTAAAGATATCGGCTCTACCGTTAAAGACACAATCGGGGGTGTGGCAGAACTTCTTAACAAGTTAGGAGAAGCTGTCACTGCATGGAAAAACAACAAGAACGCAGAAACGCTCAAGACAATTTCGACCGCTGTGGCAATTCTTGCTGGGTCACTTGTTGTGCTTTCGATGGTGAAGCCAGAACGGTTGGCTGCATCTACGGGAGCGATGATTGCACTGTTTGCTGAACTGCTTGTGGCGCTTGCAATTTATGACGAAATTGCGAAAAAAACCAAAAAAGTTGGCAAAGGCACCAGTTCAATGGTCGTTATGGCAGCAGGTGTTCTGATCCTTACGTCTGCACTGAAGAAGATTTCTGAAATTGAAACCGGAAAGCTTCTGACTTCAGTTATCGCATTGGGCGCGGTGATGGCAGAACTGGTTGCTGCACAAGTTGCAATTTCAAAATGGGCAAAAGATGGTGCTAAGCATGCCATGAGTATGCTTGCAATGGCTGCGGCAGTTCGTGTCCTTGCAGAAGCAGTAGAACAGTTGGCTGACCTTGGCTGGGATGGCATTGAGAAGGGTCTTATTGCCGTAGCAGGACTGCTGGCGGAAGTTGCTGCGTTTTCGGGGCTGAGTAATTTTGGCGGACTGACGGCAGGAAAAGCAGTGGGAATTTTGATACTGGCAGCAGCACTGAGTGTGTTGGAAAAATCAGTGTCAGCATTCAGCAAGATGCCGGTAGACGAACTCCAGAATGGAATTGGTGTACTTGGTGCGATTCTTGGCGAAATTGCGGTTTTCAGCATGTTGTCCAACCCGGCAGAACATGTGCTTTCAACAGCAACTGCCTTAACTATTTTGTCCGGAGGACTGCTGATTCTATCCAATGCTCTGGCAAACCTCGGCGGCATGACACTTGGTCAGATCGGCGTGGCACTGGCAGCAATGGCAGGCGGACTGATTGAAATGAGTGTCGCACTGACTCTTGTAAAAGGCTCTCTTGGCAGTGCAACCTCGTTCCTTATTATGTCGGTTGTGTTGAATGCTCTCGTTTCTCCGCTGAAATCTCTTGGCGAAATGTCACTTGAAGAGATCGGGCATGGATTACTCGCAGTTGGTGGGGCACTTGGCATTTTCGCGATTGCTGTTGGAACAATGTCGCTTGCAGGTCCAATCGTCATTGCTGTTTCTGCAGCTCTGAGTTTGCTGGCAGGAAGCTTTGCATTGCTGCTTGGAACGATGGCAGCAGTAAGCCTAATGCCTCTTCGGGTGGAAGCACTTGTCGTGGCACTTGGAACGCTTGGCTCTGCAATTGGCGTTTTTATCGCTGGAGTAATCGCAGGGCTTGGAACAGCAGCTGGAAGCATTGCTATTGCAATCGCTGAAATTATTGTAGCGGTATGCAACGCAATTGCACAGGCCGTTCCTGCAATCGGCAATGCACTTGCTCAGCTCATCGTGGCCATTTGCAATGTCATCGTACAGTGCAGTGAGCCTATTGGACAGGCTTTGTTTACGCTGGGCACTGTAGTGATCCAGACCATTATCGATCTGATCGCATGGGCATGGGATGGTGGCGGTGAGGGAGGCGGCATCAAAGGTGCACTGAGTGAACTGCTGGGAAATATTGTTGCATGGCTTTCGGAACATCTCAATCCGATAAACTTGTTTGGCGGCTTGCTTGGCACGATTTCGGGCTTCTTTGGCAAAATCGGAGAATATATGTCTCAGGGACTTGCTAATGGCCTGAATACTGGAGCTTCAGTGCAGATTGCAAACAACGGTGTTCAGACTCTGTGCAATAAGGTGAAGGATTTCTTTCGGAATGCGTTTGGAATCAATTCGCCTTCGACCTGGATGAGGGAGCTCGGCCAGTGGTTTGCACCGGGTCTTATAAATGGACTGAATGGAACAGCATCTATTGCGAAGCTGAATGCTGGAACCAAGGTATTTGGTGAAAATGTAAAATCTGGACTTTCCGGTACGTTTGATGGTTTGAACAGTTGGATGTTCAACAAAGGCAGCGATGCAGCCAGCAGTTTCTATAACGGACTGAGCGCGGCGAAGAACGTCCGAACTGGTTCCAAAGACGACTGGTTTGACGAGTGGTACGAAAAAGAGATCAGCAAGTACCGGAATGTGACTCCGAATACCGTGGCAGATGATGCTGCGGAAGATATTCTTGGAACACTTTTTGGGTCTGGAGATACGAGCCCCACCGGTTCTGGCGGTACAACCACTGGCAAGACCAAAAAATCCTCCGGCTCCGGCACGAAGAAGACCGTGGCCCAGCAGATCGAGGAAAAGTACAAGCCGAAGCTGGAAGCAAACAAGGCGGCACGTGAAGCACTGGACAGCGAGTACGAGCTGTGGCAGACCGAGAACCAATACAGCGCGGATGAGGACACGCTGCTGGCGAAGAAGATGGAGAACGCGGCGGCAGAAATTGCGAACCAGACCGACCGGGGGGCCATTGCACAGGCAAAGTACGACGAAATGCTG